ATGGTTAAATCAAGATACAGCTGCAGCTAATAGACGTGGATTGGGAAGAGTAGTTGCTTATTTACATTATAATAGACAATTATCTGACCAAGAAGTTTATCAGAATGCACAGTTTTATTTAAATAGAGTAGGAAGAAAATAAATTAAAAAATAACTATAAATTAAAAAATCATTGTTATTACATTATAAACAAAAAGATATGAACGCAAAAAAAGTACTAAATAAGATTGTAGAGTTTTTATCAGCAGAAGAAGTTGAATTAACTTATGCTAAATTAGCAGACGGAACAATCGTAGAATCAAAAACATTCGATGTAGGTGAAGACCTATTTGTAGTTTCAGAAGATGGAACTAAAACTCCAGCACCTAATGGATTCCATGACTTAATGTTAAAGGATGAAGAAGGTAACGAAACTCTTTTGAAAGTTAAATCAGAAGATGGTAAAATCGTAGAAAGAGAGAATGTAGAGTTAGCTGATGAAAAAGTTAAAGACATTCCACAGGCAGGCACTTATGTAAAAGAAGATGAAGTTGCAGAAGTACCTGGTCAAATCGAAAAAGGAACATTGAAAGCAGCAGAAGAAACTGATGAAGTAGAAACTTTACCAGAAGATGCAGAAGATGAATTAAAGCCTGAAAAAGAAGATAAAAAGGAAATCGAAATCGAATTAGGTAAGAAGTTAGAAGAAATGGCTTACAGAATCGAAGAGATGGAAAAGAAGATGATGAAGATGGAAGAAGCTATGATGCCTCCTGTTGACGAAGAAGTTGATGAGGAAGTAATGATGGAAGAAGAAGAGTTACCGAAATTAGATGGTGCTCCAATTGATGAAGCTCTTAAATTTTCAACTGAATTAAATAGAAAAAATTATGGTAAGAAATCAAAAGACTCACAATCTTCTTTCTTATCTAAACTTTATAAATAAATTAATAAACTCATTTAAATTAAAAAAATGAAAGCAAAACAAAATTTCGCACTTCCTAGCATTACGACTACCTACGCAGGTGAGGCGGCTAGTGGTTACATCGCAGCAGCGTTGTTAAGTGCAAACACTTTGGATAAGAAGCTTGTAACTATCATGCCTAACGTGAAGTTCAAATCTGTAATCCAAAAGTTAGACGTGAGTGGTATCGTACAAGATGCTTCATGTGATTTCACAACTTCAGGTAGCGTAGCTATTTCTGAGCAAGTATTAACTCCAAAAGAATTACAAGTTAACTTACTATTATGTAAGCAAGAGTTTGTAGATTCATGGGAAGCATTACAATTAGGTTTTTCAGCTTTTGATGAAATCCCTAAGAACTTCAACGATTTCTTAATCTCTTATGTAGGTGGTAAAGTAGCAGAAGCAACTGAAACATCTATCTGGCAAGGTTCAACTGCAACTAACGGTCAATTCGGTGGTTTCCAAACAGCATTCTCTGCATCTATTGCAGCAGGTGGTGCAGGTGCAGTATTAGCAGCTAAGAGTGGTTCAGTTATCATCTCTGGTAGTGTAACATCAGCAAACGTAATCGACAAATTAAATTCAGTTGTAAACACTATCCCTGATACAGTTTACGGAAAGCCTGATGTATTGTTGTATGTATCTACGGATGTAGCAAAAGCATACCAACAAGCATTAGCTGGTGGTGCTATCGGTGCAAACGGATGGAACAACCAATTAAACGTAGGTGAAAAACCTTTCAACTTCAATGGTATTGAGATTGTATGGTGTCCAGGTATGGCTTCTTCTAAGATAGTTGCAGCTCAAAAATCAAACTTATTCTTCGGTACAGGTTTATTATCTGATTACAATGAAGTTAAGGTAATCGATATGGCTAACATTGATGGTTCTCAAAATTACAGAATTGTAATGAGATACACAGGTGGTACTCAATTCGGTATCGGTCAAGACATCGTATACTACGGAGCTTACTAAAAAATAATTAAAGGGTGGGTTTAAACACCCACCTTTTTTAATAACAAAACTAAAAATTAAATATATGCCTTGTTCATTAACTCTAGGAAGAAACGAAGTATGTAAAGAAAGCATCGGTGGTTTACAGGGTGTTTACTTTATCAACTATACTACGGGTTCTTTCACAGAATCAGCAGCTCAAACAGCAACTCCATCAGGATTGTTGACAGGTGTTCCTTCTGGTTCAATTTTGTATTACTACGAATTGAAAGGAACTAGTGCATATACCGAGACAGTTAATACTTCAAGAGAGAATGGTACAACATTCTTCTCACAAGAATTAACTCTTAACTTAAAGAAGTTAACAAACGAAATGACTACTCAGTTAAAGCTTATGGCTTATGGTAGACCTCAAATCATCGTTTGGACTAACAATGGTGATGCGTTCTTAGTAGGTAAAAAAGAAGGTGCTGATATGACTGGTGGAACAATTCAAACTGGTGGAGCGTTAGGAGATTTGTATGGATACTCTCTAACTTTCACAGGTCAAGAACAATTCCCTGCTCAATTCTTATCTGGAAGTACTACTTCAAATGCATTAGGTGGATTAACTACAAACTACACAGTAGTTTTTGGTTCTCCTGCGTAATATCATTCGGTATAACACTAAAAATATTAAACCCTACTCTTTGGAGTGGGGTTTTTTTATTTAACTATTAATACCAAATTCATTGTTATTATAATATAAAGATAAGATAATGCTCAGCTATTACATAAGCCAGTCGAACTCATACACAATAAGAACACAGATAACAGGTAGTAATGAATTTACTATGAGTTTGCAGGATATGATGGGATTAAATACATTCACTGCTTCTATGACGGAAGTTAGTTATTCTGCATACGAAAGTATTCTATCATTCACTGCAAGTATACAAAGTGCAAGTGTTGGTAGTGAATATCGTGCAACTCTATACAATCAATCAGGTTCTGCTTCGATTGATATTTGGAATGGTAGTTGGCAGGTATACGCATCTCAATCAATCGACAAATCGGTCTACGAAACTCAAAATACACAATATGTTTCTCACGAGAGTGAAAACAAATATATCATAATGGACTAATATGAAAGGACAACAAAAATTCTCAATCGTTAATGTAAACAATAACTCTCTTCCAATCATTCAGGAAGATACTAAAACTCGTTATCCATTCGTACCATTTGGTGTGTATGGTAATGATGATTTCTTTGATGCAGTTACTACTGCATTTAATGTATCAACTACAAACGCAGCATCTGTTGAAGGTATTGCTGATTTAATATTTGGTAAAGGTTTATATTCAAAGAATGAAATATTCAACGAAACTTTACAAAGAATAATTCCGCAAGAGGAAGTTAAGAGAGTAGCATTTGACTTAAAGTTATTTGGTAATGCAGCGTTCCAAGTTTATTGGGATGATACACATACTAAAATCAAAAAGATGTACCATATACCTGTTCAATTATTAAGAGCAGAAAAGATTGGTAGTTCTCCAATGATTGAAAATTATTACTATTGTACTGATTGGAACGACCAAAGAAAGGTAAGAGATAAAAAGAAAATACCTGCATTTGAAACTTCTAATGAGAAGATGGAAATACTTTACATCAAACATTATTGTCCAGGTCTTTACTATTACTCTTTACCTGATTGGGTTTCTGCATTACAATTAGCAATGGCAGAAGGAGAGATATCAAATTTACACTTTAACAATATCGTTAATGGTTTCTTACCAGCGGTTATGTTAAACTTCAATAACGGAGTTCCTGCACCAGAAGAAAGACAAACTATCGAAGATTTAGTACAAGCTAAATTTACAGGTACGGATAACGCAGGTAGATTTATGTTATCATTTAATGATGATGTAACTACTAAACCTACAATTGATATAATTGATATCACAAACTTACATGAGAAGTATGATTATGTTGCTGAATACACACAAGATAGAATACTTGTAGCACATAGAGTAACATCTCCTTTGTTGTTTGGTATCAGAACAAAGAATAATGGTTTCTCTTCACAATCAGAAGAAATGAAAACTGCATTTAGTATCTTACAAACGATGACTATTGCACCTTTCCAAAACATTATCTTAAACTCATTAGATTATGCATTAGCATGTTCTGGATATACGGATACTGAATTATACTTTGAACAATTAACTCCATTAGTAATTCTATCTCAAACAGCAGAAGAAACTGGTAAGACAATTGAAGAAGTAGAAGATGAGACTAACGATAGTATGGAAAACCCAGCTACAACAGAAGATAATGTAGATGAAACTCCATTAGAACCAATACCAGGTAAAGATGAATCATTAGAAAAGTTTACATTACCTGCACACTTTGAAAAAGAATACGAAATATATAAATAAAAAATATGTCATACGCATTATTCATAAATAGAAACGATATTATAAAGAACTCTCCGTTGCAAGGTGCAATCGATGCAGATGCTTTATTGCCGTTTTGTAGAACTGCACAAGATAAGTACTTAAAGAATTTATTAGGAACTGTCCTATTCGATTACTTACAAGCTCAAATCACTGCAAACACTTTTGGTTCGTTAAGTTCTTATTATCAGGACTTAATGGATGACCATATTAAATACACTTTATTGTGGTATGCATGTGTTGAGTACATTCCATTTAGTTCAGTTCAATTTAAATCAAATGGAGCAGTTAAGCAACAAAGTGAGCAAGGTATAGCACCTGCTAAATCTGAAATTGATTATCTTTTAAACAAA